TAGTATCATTTTAGGAGCGTCGCATTGTTCTGGATTAACACATTGGTCATCTGGAATTAGCCCTTTCATTTCTCGTATATTGTTATCAAAATCTTTTCGGTTACTGTTTACTGTCATTTCTAATAATGGAATGATGTCAATATGAGAGCTTTTTTTCTTTCTGTCTTTGACTACAGGCAAAAGTCTTATAAGTCTTTCGTAGCTACACTTTTGTAAAAGCTCTGGGTTGCTTGTTAGATAATAAGAAAACTCTTGAAATATCTCTATGTCTTGCCTTGCTGTTTCTCTGTTAAGATTTATGCAATCTAAAAAGTCCGACCACCTTTCTACCCATGAATCAAAATTCATATAGAGCTTATTGTTTTTAATGTGTTGTAAAATAGCTCCTCGTTTTAACCTTTCTTTTAAAACTGTAATGTTTATTGTCTGTAGTTCTCCTACAAGTTCTTCAAAAGACTGGTCTGGTCTAGTCAGTTGCATTGACTTCTCCACTAATAAGATTTTTTTTCATTAAAATGCTAGTGCACTTGTTGTCGTATTTTTCTATTAAAGATTCTAATTGTTGTACAAAAATAGGTGTTTGTTTGTTTGCTACTTTAAATTTTTGTGCATAGTCTCTTAGTGCGTATAAGATAATAAAGGTGTTTAGCTCACCTGTTTTAAGACTATCGTGTAGTTCTTTTGTCATGATTACTCCTGTATTTTACCTTTTTCTCTTTGTTTTTTCCACTTTTCGTGTTCTTTTGTGTAGTATTCTACCATTCCTGTGTTCTTTTCTTCTTGGTATTGTGATATTTGTTCTTGAAAATATTGTTCATTCGGAAAATTATCGTCAGTTAGCTCTCCTACAGTTGTAGCTTGTGCCGAAAACATTCGTCCTTTTTCGTATGGTGTTAAAGGATTAGCTGGAGCTTCGTTCCAACTTTCGTTTCTAAGCCACTTTTGAGGATAAGGTACAAACTTTTCCTCCCTGCTTGAAAGCAAATGATTAAACTTTTGTGCTAATTCTTCTGCTGTAAACTCAGTATCTATCTTAGAATAAGCCTTATAAGCGTCATTTTTACCTACCTTTCTTCCATTTAAAGCTGACCAAAATCTATCAAAATCTTCTCTATCTCTATTATATTCTATTCTTGTAGTATTCTTCTTTATAGTATTATCCTTGAGGTTTTTATCAATAGGGGTATAGACATTTTTGTCATGGGGGGTATTGATAATTTTGATAATACGCCTCTTAATCTGTTTACCCTCATATTCTAAGGTTATTGTTATAAATCCTCTGTCTTCTAGTTGTGAAAATGAACGAGATATTGTTTCTTTTGTAACTTCGTAAATACGAGCAAAATAGCCATTAGTAGCCCAACAATGTCCTTCTTTATTAGAAAGTGCAGAGACCTCTGCAAATAGCAATTTGCAAAAATGAGACATGTTGCTATACCTTACACTAGCAGGAATAACAGCATAATAATTTGGTTTTTCTTCCATTCGTAGCTCCTGGGTTTATTATAAATAAATAGTGTTTTTTTGTCAAGTGGAGTGGGATAGGTTTGTTGCCTAAAGACTGGGAGGTACGAACAGCCGAAAGAATTCCTATCCCTCCCATATTCTACATTATTTTTTTAAAATGGTACATCATCTTCTCTTGCTGGTTTTTTAAAAGCAAGTGCGTACATTTTAGGTGTTAAATACTCGACAAATTCAAAAGCGTCAGTTGGTGACACTTCTTTCTTTTTTCCTACAGTTCCAGCTGCAATTAAAGCAGCAGCAAGAACACAAGCGTCTTTTCTAGCCGACTGTAAATTTATGTTATCTTCACGGCTAACTTCGCCTTCTGATTCTTCTACTAACTCTTTAGGTGTTCTACTATAGTCGGTTGATTTAACATGTTTATCCATAACCGAATCTAACTGACTGTCTTTTTCATCATCTGACAAATCTAAAGACTTAATAAAATAAACATCATTGTTTGACTCAGTATCTTGTGCGTGGTCATACACCATTTTAATAGGTGTTCCTGCTGTATAAGTTACAGACATACCACTTGATTTAGTCATGTAAAAATTTTTACCATTAACCGTTACACCATTCGCAACCTTTTCTTTATTAATAAGAACTTTGTCTATTGTTGCTGTAAGCTCACAACCTTTCTGAACAGTTTTTAATCCCATTGACCTTCCTCCTCTGCTATTGCTTTTAAGTCTGGCTCTGGCAAACATGACATTCTTCTTTCAACTTCTTTTTCTAAGTCTTCATTAGATATGTCTGGATTTTCGGCTAAAATTTCTTCAGCTAAATCTTCCATAATAGAATCATTGATTGGGTGACTCATTGTGACCTCCTAGTCGGACTGCAAGATGGTGTGTACATATCCAGTCCATAAATTTTTTATTGTCTAAACTAAACCCTTTTTTGCTTGGGTGGCTTTTTCGTAATCGCAACTTCATAGCTTCTGGATTATCACACAACCAGCTGAAATGCGAATGCTTCCACAAGTTTTCTACAAACTCATCTGGGTTAGCAGCGTAAAAGATTTTTGGGGACTCTTGTTCCCTAAACTCTTTTTTCGTACCGAAATAATATTTTTTTCTCATATTATCGACCTCCATACTATAAATATATACACAAATATAAAATTGTCAATAGACGCTTTACAAATATATACAATTTAGGTAGGTTAATACTATGATTAAACAAGATATTAGAGAAATTACTAAGTTACGGCTGTTTGACAACCTATCATACGCTAGAATTGGGTCTAAATTAGGAGTAACTAAACAATATTTGTCCTTTTTGTGTAATAAAAGGAAAAATCAACCAGAAGTGATTAATCAAGAACTTGCTGTTGAGTTTGAAAAGAACAAAAGAGGCTACGAGTTGCCAGACCAACTTAGAATAAAAAGAAAACTTTTAGGTTTAACACAAGCCCATGTTGCAAAACAAGTTGGCACTTTTGCTCCAGTTGTTACTAGAATAGAAAAAGGTAAATTAAAGAATTCTATTTTTATTCAAAGAATAGCTGACTATTTAGACATATAGTTCATGCCATTAACTAAACATTCGTATTGATTGCTTTTGTTTGGTATAAACATATATTGTTCAACACTAAAAAGTTTTGACGGACTTTCATATATTGTTGTAAAGCCTCGTTGTGTATTGTCAAATGCAGAATATAAACCATCTGGCATTTGAGATAAGTCAGCCAAACAAGCATTAGCCCAACAACCTAATAAACTGCCGTCCATTTGTGTAGTTATTGTCATATCAAATCGGTGGTGATGTCCAACTATTGTGTTTCTATTAGTGTGCATTAAATGAACATTGGCTATATGTTTAGGTGTAACAAAGCCCTTCTTTTCATGTCCGTGCATATAATAAAGTTTTTTGTTTAATGTAAAAGGAGTTTTTACTTCTCGTATTTCAAATTTTTTAAACTCTAACAATTCTCTAATAGACAAACGGTTTTTTAAAAATGGTGCTAGAGCGTTTACACTAGACATAATCTTTTTTTGCATTCTTTGTTCATGATTACCTTCAAAGAAAAACATCTTTGCTTTAGGAGCTAACTTCCTTAAATCATTAAGAAATTCAACAGATTCAAAAAGCTCTACATCTATATTGCTATTGGTTAAATCAGGACTAAAAGAACTAATAGGGTAATAATCTATCAAATCACCACCCAGAATAATATTATCAAACTCAGACAACTTAAAGTCTTTAATTATTTCTAACGCTAGACGCAAGGCTTTTTTGTCCTGATATGGTATATGTATATCAGAAAGAAAGACTGTTCTAGTGTGTGTCTTCTTTTTTTTCATCTTTCTCAACTCTACGATTTATTTCTTCATAGTAGTAGTGCTCATTAACATCTTCTAAAACAAATAATATATCTTTAAGTAACGCTTTCATGTTATTGTCAGTTCTATAGTTTTTTGTTACATACATATTTAATTTCAAAAATTTATCATAAACATTGATGAAAGATTTTTCTAACATCTCCTCATTCAAACTTTTTCCTCGCCTCCATAAATTCCTTTATGCTCTGTACGGCAATTCCTTTTTTAACCATCTCTGTTGAAAAGCGTAACAAATACCAACCTAACATACAAGCATTGTTATATTTTTCCAAATCTTTAATAAATGTACTAGCACGATTATGTCTCCCGTATTGCCAAATACCACCTTCAATTTCTACAGCAAGTTTTTGTTCTGGAAACGCTAAATCGAATCTCCACTTTCTTGTTTCATGAAATCTATATTCAAAATGTGGTTTTGGTATTTTAGAATAGTCTTGCAGTTGTACAGCCAAATATTTGGAATAATCTATCTTGGGTTTCTTTTTGACTGAAATGGACTGCTCTGTTGGTCTAGCCATCTCTCGAATCCTCTTGCTCGACGCTCTGCAATCTGATTAGCCTCAGCTTGTGCGTCTGCTAGTTTTTCTATTGACTGTGCCT